ATGTTTGAAAATTTTTCATCTGCAGTTAAAATTGCAATGGAAAGAACCATTTTTGAATCTATAGAAAAATTTGAACCTAGAGCTAGGTTAATCAGTGTAATGGTAGAAGAATCTATTAACGCAAATGATTTAGTTATTAATGTTATTTTTACTTTAAAAAATTCACCTGCTCCAATAACAATTACAACTTCAATAAGTAGAGTAAGATAATGGCAAATTACCGATTAGCAGAATTAGATTTTGATCCAATCAAAAATAATCTAAAACAATTTTTAACAAACTATAGAGATAAAGATAATAATCTTATTTTTAAAGATTATGATTTTGACGCATCCAGTCTTAATATACTATTAGATTTGTTGGCATATAATACTCATTATAATGCATATCTTGCAAATATGGTTGCAAATGAAATGTTTTTAGATTCTGCAGTTAAACGAGAATCTGCAGTTTCTATAGCAAAGCATTTAGGTTACACTCCTTTATCTTATAGAAGTTCCAGAGCAAAAGTTTCTTTTTCAGTGACGGATCCTATTGATCGTCCTACATCTTTAACATTACCCAAGTATTCTCCTTTTATAACAAACATAAATGGTACAGATTATACATTTGTTAATTTGGATGCAGTAACGATATATCCTCAAGATGGTTTATATCTCTTTAATGATATAGAAATCGTTCAGGGAGAACCTTTAATTTATTCATATAGAGTAGATGTATCTGGACCTTCAGAAAAATATTCAATACCAAATAATAATGTAGATACAAGTACTTTACGAGTAACAGTGCAAAATTCATATACAGATTTGACAGTAGAAAGTTATGAATTAGCTGAAAATTTATCAGTAACATTGCCCACATCTAAAGTATATTTCTTAGAACAAAATCCAGCAGGATTTTATGAGATATTTTTTGGCGATAATGTATTAGGTAAAAAATTATCTCAAGGTAATATTGTTAAGATTGAATATTTAGTTAGTTATGGAGATACAACGAACGTATCAGCAACTTTAGATCAAACTTTTTCATTAGGTATACAAATTGGAGGTGTTACTCTAGATAATAGTATTTTAGCATCAAAAAATTCTACAGGTGGTAGTCCCGCAGATACTTTAGCAGAAATAAAATTTAAAGCACCTAGATTTTTATCATCGTATAATAGAGCAGTTACCGCCGAAGATTATAAATCTATAATTGAAGCAAATTATCCGTTAGTGGAATCTATAGCTGTATGGGGAGGCGAAGAAAATATTCCTCCAAAATATGGCAAAGTTATTATTTCTTTGAAACCATATAATGGTTATACTATTAGTGAGGCTGTTAAGACAGATATTAAAACTAATATTTTGGGAAACAAAAAAGTAATGTCTATTGTTCCAGAATTTGTAGATCCAAATTATTTGTATATTACAATAGATAGTATGGTTAAAGTACAAACAAAAAATTCTAGATATAGTGTACCTCAAATAGAAATATTTGTAAGAGATGCAGTAAATAGATATTTCACTCAAGAGTTACAACAATTTAATAAGACTTTTATATACTCAAAATTATCTAAAATTATAGATGCGGTGGATCAATCGGTAGTGGGCAATGTAACTAATATAAAAGTACATAAAAGAATATCTCCAATCGTTGGGGCAAAAAATGGATTTTCTGGATCTGCTGCAATAAAGTTTTCTAATACATTAGTGCCCGGTAGTATAACATCATCTGCCTTTTATTACACACTAAATAATTCTCTATATCTTGTATATTTGGAAGATACTTTAACTGCAGAAACCACCGGGACATTAAACCTTTTAGATTTTTATACAAATACTATATTAAGTTCTGCGATAGGAACGGTTGATTATACTGCAGGTATAGTGTCATTTGCTAGTTTAAGTCCTGCTGGATATATAGAAAATGCAAATGATATTCGAATATATTCCAAAATAGCTGCATTAGATATTACCACAACAAAAGATGTTATACTTATTTTAGATGATGGAAAAGCGGATACGCCTTCTAGAAGATTAGGTGGGTTTACAACAACTATGATGACGGTATAAAATGATAGATAACGTTTTTGACCCTATTTTATTATCTGGGCCATTAAAAAAATATGGCGCATCAAAGCCTAAACAAGTTAACGGAAATTTAACTGGTTGGTTTTATCCTTTATTTTTAACTAGACAAGAAGCAATACAAGAAGATATTGATAGAGGCGGAAAAGGTATATACAATGTTATCACATTTTATGACACAGACGGTGAATTTTATTTAGCAAATAATTACGGTGTATATGGTGCAGCAAAAGATCCTATAATATACACATTGCATACTGGGGCAGGAGCAGAAAATCCATTTGAAAGAATACAGAATAGGCTTTCAATTTTAATACAAAATCAATTGCCAGATTTTATACAAACAGATTATGGTTTGTTTATTACATTTTTAAAAGCTTATTATGAATTTTTAGAACAAAATAATCAAGCTCAAGAATTGTTACAAGATATTACTAAATATGCAGACATTGATGAAACGTCTACAGATATGATTAGTAAATTTTTAGCAAATTATGGATATAACATAACATCTTCCAGCATATCAGATAATAGATTTTTAGTTAAAAAAATAAGAGAAATTTATAGCAGAAAAGGAACAGAAGATGCATATAAAATTCTGTTTAATATTTTATATAAAGAAACTATAGAATTTTTCTATCCATATAATATTGTACTAAAACCATCATCGGGACAGTATGGAGTATACAGCGCATTGCGAGCTAAACAAACAAATGAACAACAAAATTTATTTAATTTTAAAGATACAGAAATAATAGGATCAACATCTAAGGCAACTGCAACGGTAACAAACGTACACAAATTAAATATGGGTGCGTATGATGTATATGAATTAGTTTTGGATAGTAATAAAACTAAAGGCTTCTTTAAAGAAAATGAATCTATTACTGCAGTTAAAACCGTTTTATTGAATAATACTGTAAACACTTCAAATTTAACAGCAAAGTTATATTCTGTTATTTCTAAAATACATATAGACGATGGAAAATTAGGTTATAAGGCAGGCGCACAACTACAATATATTATAGACAATGATGGCACAGGAAAATTTGCAAAAGCAAAAATAACAAAAGTGGATAGATTTGGAAGTATTATTGAAGTGGGTGTACAAAATGCAGGCATCAATTATAGTAGTAATATTATTATAGTACCAGGAAATCCAACTGAAAGTATTAATGGTACATATAGTATAACAAATGGCATTGTGACCATAACATTTCCTTTTGAACACAATATTAAAAAAGGCACACTTTTAAATATTAGTTATATGGGAAATGTATTAAGTCCTGTAGATAATACTTCGCATAAAGTAAAAGTGGTAACAGTTCCAAATATACGATCAATAAGATTTAAATATCCAGGATTCTAAGATGGCATATACATTAACATATAGTAGAGAAACATTATCAGAAGGAGAAACCGTAGTAATATCATTAAACGGTACAGGTCTTCCAGATGGTACTTTGGTTCCTTTTATTATAACTGGAACAGGTATTAGTGTTTTAGATTTTATCGGTGTTAATAGTTTATCTGGAAATTTTGTAATACAAAATGATAAAAGTAAAGTTACTTTAAAAATTGCGCAAGATTTATTAACAGAAGGAACAGAAAGTTTTATTCTTAAATTAACAGGGCCAGGAAGATCAGAAAGTATAGGAATAACGATATTAGATACTTCCAATACTACTCAAGCAGTTGCAAACATTTACATTAACCCCGATAGAACAGTTATCAATGAAGGTGAAACCGTTGTATTTAATGTTATAGGAGAAGGTGTATCCGTGGGAGCATCTGTACCATATGCAATATTAGGCATTCAAAATGCAGATTTATATAATTTACCTGTAACAGGAAACTTAATATTTGCAGCCAACAGTACATATGATACAACTGCAAATGTATCTCTTAGACTTTTATTGGACAATCTGACGGAAGGTCCAGAAAATATTGTCATGTTGGTTTATCCCAATTTTCCATATACGTTGCAATTAAGTGGCACAACTCAGGTACAAGACATTTCAACCTTTGCATCACCTAGAATAAGAGTAGAAAACAATAAGCAGATGGTGGTTGAGGGCGGCAATGTAACTTTTACTGTTTTTGCAGAAAATTTAAATGCAGGAACTAATGTATCTTATAGAATAATACCGTGGACAAGTTGGGATCAACCAACAGATTTATTTGCGGCAACAAATTTAGAAGCAAATGATTTTGTTGGATTAAATTCATTATACGGTAATTTTCCACCTTTATATCAACCCACTGCAAATTCAACAACAAATATAACAAGTATTACTTTTTTTACCTACGATGATTATATTTTTGAACCTACAGAGTATTTTTATGTAGGAGCATTTACTGATAATAATGTTGGTGCAGGTTCGGGTATTGTTGGTATAATAGATTCGGGTAATACGCGTCTTAGAAGTTTTTCTACGTTTACAGGAAACGTTGTTGTAAAGTTTTTAGAACCTGCAGTATTGTCGGCAAATATTGGAGGTGCCGCATTAGGCATAGCAGAATGGAAAAATACAGAAGGACAAGTATCAGATGATATGGTTATACAAGGAAAATCTCCTTATGCTACAGATTCTTCTGCAGTGTTTTATCAACCATTTTCATATGTAATACGTTCGGCAAAATCTATAGATGAATGGAAATCTTCAGTTAAAGATGTATTGCACCCTGCAGGGTTTGCTATTTTTAGTGAAATAAATAATGAAACAGATCCTAAAAAAATAAATTATGCTGGGGTAAAATCTATTGGCGATATAGAGGTATTTACATACTCACCTGTTACTGTTGATCTTTTTAGTAATTTTGCAAATGCCACCGCAACATCAACTGTAATAACAGTGGATACCGCATATACTGCAAATAATTTGCCTTTAAGCTAATTTCATAAACTTTTCTACAATAAATAATTAGATGCCGAATATAATAACAAATCAATTAAGAATAAATAATGCTAAGAATTTTATAGGTAGTGTACAAATATCTAGCGGAAATTCTTTGTATATGTTTTTGGGTAAACCAAATGCTTGGTCTATGGAATCTGCACCTGACATGCCGGAAGATACGTTAAGATATTCGGCAAAAATTTGGGATGAAATGATTGGATTAAAAAGGATAACTCCTGAAAATATTGCACACGTTGTAAAAAGAATAGATTGGAAAAAAGATATAGTATACGATGAGTATAACAATAACGATGATATGTTATTAGATAAATCTTTTTATGTATTAAATTCAGAATTCAATGTTTATAAGTGTATAAGTAATCACAATGGTGATATGTCAAAGATTGAACCAACTGGTAAAAATTTAGAGATTATTACTTTAGCAGATAAGTATAGATGGAAATATCTATATTCAATCTCAACAGGCGACCAAATAAAATTTCTTACAAATAATTGGATGCCGGTTTTATTAAATGATGATGTTTCTGCAAATGCTAAAGGCGGTGCAATTGAACAAATACGTATTTTAAATGGTGGTCAAGATTATTCTACAACATCTGCAGTTGTAATTCGCGGAGATGGTCAAGATGTAGAAATAACTCCAAAATTAAGTTTAGGAGTTTTATATGATTTTGCATATAATAATATTGGAAAAGACTATAGATATGCAACTGCGACGATTGTTGATCCGACCTCATCTGGTAAATATGCAAATATTCAAGTAATTGTTAGTCCATATTTAGGGCACGGGTATGATCCTATTTCTGAGCTAGGTGCATATTCGTTAATGATAAATGTTAAAACTGCATACAATGAAGGCTTCGGAGATTTTCCGGGAACATTTTCATATAGAAATTTAGGCATTATAAAAAATCCAATTGACAGATATAACAATATAGCTAATGCTGCAACACTAAGCGCATTATCAGGAATATACGTTAACTCTGTATCTGGTACATTTATGCAAAACGAATTTATAAACGGAGTTACTAGTCTAGCAAATGCTTATATAGTAACATCTAATATTAATGCAGGCAATGGTTATATAAAAGTTATTAGATCTTCAGAATTGACAAATAATTATAGTAGTTTTATGCAAGACGAAAATATATTAGGAACAGTATCGGGCGCAACTGCAAAAGTTTCATCTATATTTTCATCCGAAATTTTACCGAATAACGGAGATGTATACTATATTGAAAACAAGACACCAATAACAAGATCATTGGATCAAACAGATTTACTGCATCTTGTAATAGAATTTTAAGGAAAAAAAATGGCAATCGACACAAGTGTATCACCGTATTTTGATGATTATACAGAATTAAAAGACTTTCATAAAGTTTTATATAAACCCGGAGTCGCAGTACAGGCCAGGGAATTGAATCAAACACAAACCATTTTTCAAAATCAAATTAAAAGAATGGGGGATTATTTATTTACAGAAGGTCAAAAAGTTACAGGAGCAAAGCCTAGTGTAAATGTTGATGCAAGAACTATACGAATATTGAGTAAAGACGCATCTGGTGCAACTGTTACCATGTCTAATTTTTCGGGCAAATATGTTACAGGTAAAACTTCTTCTGTTGTTGGTCTTGTGGAATTTGTTTTTGAAAAAAATGATCCTATGATTGGCGACTTGCCGAGTTTAGTAATAAGTTTGAAACGATTCAATGAAATAAACAACGGTATTTTTCCGCAAAAAGAAATATTATATTTTTATGATACTATTACTGAAGCATATAATAAATCTTCGCCTGTTTTAACTGCAGTAGTTGAACAAGATGTAATCAAAAATGCGACTTCAACAACTAGCGCGTACTCAAAAATTGTTACAATAAACAATCCATCGACACTAATTGAAGTTGGTGATCTTTTAGTGCATCCAAAAATATTAAAACCTGTACGAGTAGTTACAGTAAATAGTTCAATAGAAATAGAAGTAGATGTTGCTCCAGACGTAGCAATAGCGTCTGAGAATATTCAATATACAAAACAAGCCACATGCCCAACAATCATTGTTGTGCAGGATATTGCATATTTTTATAAAAACGGATATTTAGTAAGAACCGGATTACAAAAGATTGTACCTGATAAAAATACAGATAAACCAACTAAAGGTATTGCATTCTATGTTACAGAATCAATTATATCTAGTTCGGATGATACTACATTACTTGACCCTGCTATAGGTAGTACAAATTATTATGCACCCGGCGCAGATAGATTAAGAATAGATTTAAATTTAGCTAGTTTTGATCTTACTGCTTTAGGAAAACCTGATACTAAAGAAAAAATAATTCCTTTACTTACATTTAAACGAGGCGAAGTTCAATATATTTCGGATGTAGGAGTTGAAAGTGAATTAAGAAAAGAAATAGAATCTAGAACATATGACCAATCCGGAAACTATATTGTAGATAACTTTATTATTTCTCCAGCTGCCACTCCTGATTCTAGTAATGTTCTTTATTTTAATGTGTCAGGTGGAAAAGCATATGTAGGCGGTAAACAAGTTTCTACTACATCTTCTACTATATTGCAAGTTCCAAGACCGTCGGTAACAGAAACAAAAACTGGATATAATATAACAACTGCTCAAGGTAATTATCTATTAGTTACAGATGTAAATTATATGGGTAGCGGAATTATTCCTAGACCAGATACGCTTACTCAAGGCGAACTGTATTTGGAAATGCACAATGTTACAAATCCTACTGCCGCAAATGCTGCAAATACTAGAGTAGGAACATTAATATTTAAAAATTTAGAATATGATAGTTCATTGGGGGCAAACTCTGTAACACAGTTAAAATTATTCTACCATTATTTTAATATAGTTAAAGAAGCACCTGCAACATGGGTGGATTGGAGTTTTAAATATAAGATTGCTGCAGCAGATGGACAATATATTGCAAATCAATTATTTTCTTCTCCTTCAGCAAATACTTTTTTGGGAAATTATGGTGTTGCTAGTACTCCATGTTATGCCCTATATAGAGAACCCGGAGTAGACGAAGTTGCGTATTGGTATAGACAATGGGCAAATATTGATGGCAGAGATATCGCAAAAACTAAAAAGAAATTTGCTGAATACTATTTAAAAGATACAACAACAACAGATTATACAAGATTAACATCTTCCACTAAATCTTTTTATTCGGTTATAAATGGAAGTCCGTTTGCAGATGGGTTATTGAATGTAAATCAAGTAAGAAGTATTATTGGGGTTAACAATGCGTCAACTTCTCATTATACGGCAGCTACGTATGCTGCACCTTTCTTTTATGCAAATATTGCTCCGGCGGGTATAAATTCTGTAAACAACTTAATAATATTTGATCCGCGGCCATCGGATGCATTAATTTTTCCTGTAGGTACTAAGAAATATCTAAAATCTATAGATAAGATTAGAACCACATATACAAGAGTAATTAAAAATGCTATATTTTCTGGAGGAAAATATACTAGTACTTTATCATATCCAGAATCATTCAATTTGGGGGACGGAGTAGTAGTTGCAAGTACTGCAAGAACAAACTTTATTGTTAGCGTAAAATCTGGTGCAACAGCTACTGTTAAAAATGGTATATTTAATTTTGAACAAGGATCGGTTACAATATCCACAGATTCAACTATAGCAATATTTAATCTTGGAGATGGAAGTTTTAACGGTATTGCTGATATAGAAATACAAATACAATCTGATAACGTAACTCCTAGAACAAAAACATTAGTTAAAGATGCGTCACAATTTGTAAATATAACAACCCCAGATTTAGAGTATAGTTTAAAAGTATCAGATATTGCAGTATTCACTGGAGTATATAAATTAGCCAATGTAAATACTTTTACTGGTAAATGGAGCCCAAGTACATCATATAATTATAACAATTTAGTCTTGCAAGATGGAATTATGTATGTGGCAGTTGCGCCGTCATCCAATGTATCTGTAGGAACACCAAATGTTTGGTCTAGAGTAAATACTACAATTACTTCATATTTTATTTTATCAAACGGACAAAAAGATGGTTGGTATGATCACGGCACAATACAATACTTTGGAGCAACAGCAGGGACACCCGGTAACGTATTAGTAACATATGACTATTTTACTCACAGCGGAGATGGACCGGCTACTGTAAATTCTTACCCTGCAACATACTACAGATCTATTCCTCAGTATAAATCAACGATAACTGCTAAAGATTATAATCTAAGAGATTGCTTAGATTTTAGACCGAAAAGAATTAATGGTAGTTCATATTTAAATTTTGACACAGCAGTATTTCCAACATCTATTGTAAACACCGATGCAGATATTACATACTATTTAGGAAGAGTAGATAAACTATATATTTCTAAAGATATAGTAAATTTTGATACTCCATATGATAGATTATTTTTAGATGTGGGCACTAATACTGCATTGCCCATAGATAAACAGAAATTCGATGATAAGTCTAGATTGGCTATAGCAACATTAACTGTTCCTCCGTATGCTGGATCATCATTTGATGTTAAAATTACTTATGATGATAATCGTAGATTTACTATGCAAGACATTGCAAAAATAGAAAAACAAACGATTGCATTAGATAAAGCAATAAAAGTACAAGCGGTAGAAATTGCTAATTTAAAATCAATTATTGTAAATGACAACGGCGATACATTGTTAAAATCTGGAATACTAGTAGAAACATTTACAGATTTTAGTAAAGCTGATATAACAAATCCAAATTATAATATTGCAATATCTACATCAGAGAAAGCATGTTATCCTTTATACTCAGCAAAAACTTTAAATTTTGCTATTACAAGAGCATCTAATTTTAATCTTTTCAGTGATCTACTAACTGCAAAATATGAAGAAGAAGTTTTTATAACACAAACAGAAATTAACAGTACAGTTAATCCAAATCCTGGAGGCATTGATGACCGCAGAGGTAGAGCATATATAAGTAAACGTAATAGTTATAATTTAAATTTATTACAATGGGGAATGGCTGCTGTTGCCGGATATGGTGTATATACTGCAGCTGCAGCATATATAGGTGGCGCAAGCGCAACGGCGGCAATTAGTGCAGGATGGGCAGCATCGTCAGCATTAGTTGTAGAAACTGCATCTTATATTGCAGCACAAGCAACAGCCGCATATACTGCGGTCACAACATGGATAGCAGGAGGGTCTGCTGCGGCCGCAACAGTTGGTACTGCAACCGTCGCAACAGAGGCGGGCACAATAATTGCTGCAAATGCAACTTCGGGAGTAGGCTCATCCATAGCTGCATTAATTGGTGAAAGTACCGGCGTAACCTATGGTACTGCTGCTGCCGAAGCCGGATATACTGTAACTGTTGGGGCATCCGGCACAACAACTACATATGCAGCAGCAAGTGAAATAGGTGCAACGACAATTGAAGCTGAAGCAGGTTCATCTATTGTTGCTTGGTGGGAATCAGCTAGTGCTACAGTAATAGAATATGTTCCATATGTAGCTATTGCAGTTGCAGTATATTATATTGTAGATGCTATTGCTCCAGGGGTAACAAAGGCTGTTAGAGAATTTGTAAGTGATGTGGGTAAAGCAGCGGGTAAAGCGCTTGAATGGGCGGGAAATAAAGTAGAGCAGGCTTGGGATTGGGCTACAGGTTTCTTATGTGATATTAGAACAAAAGAAGATATCACATTCATCAAACAATTAAGACCAGGCATTAATCTATATACATTTAGATATAAGAAACCGTTTAGGCATTTAGCTAATGCTGGACCGGGATTGTGCTATGGTCTAATGGCACAAGAAGTTGAAAAATTATATCCAAATGCTGTTAAAGTTAACAGCAATGGTTATAAATCTATAAATTATTCATTAATAGGAATCTAAAAAATGGCAACGAATCTTCCTGATAATCAGGTATCGCAATTAGATACATTTTATGCTGGCTCAGAATTACTTCAATTTGGTGTGGTTGAAATGCCACCCAATACAAAAATTTATGTATACTGTAATGGTGTAGATATAACACCTTTCTGTGCACCCAAAGGAGTATCAGGTGCAAAAATTGGAGATGACATTGTAACCAACCAATTAGGCGTTGCTGGGGGTTGGTTATATATTCCGAGTACCGATGGTAAATATAAATTTTTAGTGGGAGAAATAGTTCTTACTTTTTCAGATAGTCCAAATGGCGTTGAAAATTCTAAATATATTTCAGAAACAACTCTATATAATCATGGACTAAACACAGTAAACACTGAAAATGGTGGCACTGTTTCGCTAAGAGCGACGGAAAAAATAAGAACAAGTCCTCTAGGAAATACATTAGAAGTTAATACAACGCAACTTAGATTAGATCCTTTGGCACAAACATTCTTTGTTGATCCTGTAACATATCCTCATGGTTTATATTTGACGGGCGTATCATTATTCATATATGAAAAAGATCCTACATATCCCATTGCCGTGGAATTGAGACAAGTTATAAATGGTACACCTTCAACTACAGAAGTTTTGTCGGGAAGTTTTGCTTTAATACAATCTGCAGATGTTGCAGTATATGATTCAGTTTCAGGTAAAGTACCAATAACACATTTTACGTTTGAGCATATACAATTTTTAACACCTGGAGAATGGGCATTTTGTGTGTTAACGAAATCTGCTAGATATACTTTATTATCAGCAAAGAATACTCCAGCTGTTGCATATAGCACAACACCCCAAGCCCTTACAGGTGCGATAGCACCTGTAACGCAAACCCCTACAGTAAAAAATGCATTTGCAGGAAGATTATTTAGGGCACAGAATGTAGGTGCTTGGGTTGGAGATGATAACGAAGATTTGGCATTTATTCTAAGAAAAGCAAAATTTTCTACAGGTACAGTTACCGTTGAAGCAACTTCAACTCAAATGTCAAAGACTGTTGAATTTGACAGGCTTCGTTTATTATCAACGGCAGTTGATTTCGGAGATATCGCAACCGTTAAATATTCAGTGCAAACTACAGCATCTGGATCGGGCGATAAATCAGAATTTCAAGAAATACAACCTGGCAATAATTTAAATCTTACAGGTCGTCAATCATTGGCCAATGCTGGGGATATGAAATTATTGATAGAATTAACATCCAAAAACAAAGATGTTTCTCCCATGCTAGATAGACAACTATTAGCAGCACAAATTTTTAGAGATTATATCACCAATTATTCCACATTAATATCTCAAAGCGAATTAAAACCAAGTAACGGATTAGCAAAAGCAAGATACATTAGTAAACCTGTATCATTGGCAGAAGGTTTTGATTCCACAGGGATTGAAGTAAAGATAGATGTTTGCAGACAAGCAGGAACAGATGTGGAAGTATTTTGTAGAGTATTGGGCAGAAATGATACATCAGTATCAAACGGTATATATGATAGACCTTGGCAGTTGATGCCACTGGTTTCTCCCAAAGAAAAAACATTTACTGGAACAGACAGTACAACATACTTCACTGAAACGTATAGAATATTAGAACCTGAATTAGGGTATGATGTTAGTGTTGCCGATGGAGGTAAATATGAAACATTTGGAACTTATCAAGTTAAAGTAGTATTTTATTCTGGCAATTCTGTGTATCAAGCAAAATTATCATCTTTATCCGCAGTATCACTTATATAATGAATAATGAATATTATGTTCCCATCGATGAACCTGGTTATGTAGTAGACGTACGATCTTCTGCTTTACTAAATACAGATTTAAATGCATTGAGAGAATATAAACAAAAGAAAAAACAAGCCAGTCAAATTCAGTCAATGCAAGATGAAATAAATATGTTGAAAGCTGAGCTAGAAATTATTAAAACCCATCTTAAAATAAGTTAAGACTATGCCAACAACAAAAAATTTATCAAACATAAACATTGGAACTTCTCCTAATAGCGGAAACGGAGATGTACTAAGAGATGCATTTATTAAAGTAAATGATAATTTCAATGCAGTATATACCAATGGTCAATATGTTGCACCAACTGACGATAATAAACTTGCTCCTGGATATTCATGGAATACGGATAAAGATACGGGTATGTATCATTACGGTCCAGGTAAGATTGGGTTTAGTTTAAACAATCAAGAATCTCTTATATTAAATGATTCTGGTTCTCTTAAATGGTTTGGTAAAGAAGTTTCAACACAGGATTATGTAATTGCACAATTAGCTAGTTTTACTGGCGGATTATCCGCAGCAAATATTGTAGTTAATACTGGTTCTGGAAATGTATCAGTTACCGTTAACGGAGTTCCTGTAGTTTCCGCTTTACCCACAATAGGAAATTCTCAAGGCAGGATTGTATTTTACAATGGCGATATTTGGACATATTCTAGTTATCCTATAGGCAATGGTACTGGATTATCTGCAGACAATGCTATTGCAAGAGCCGCCGGGTCTGATTCAAGATGGGTTAGATTTAGGGGCGACCAAGCAGTAACAATAGGTGCAGTACGGCCATCGACCGCTGCAGAAGGAACTACATTCTATGAAACAGGAAATACAATTATATACATGTATTTGTCTGGTCAATGGAAAACATTATCTAGTTTAATTACATCAAGTGCTCCATCGGGTTTAGATGTATTAGTGACATTGCCGGGAACAGGAGATCCATCAAATTACTCAGGAAGAACAGTTGTTGTTGGGTCAAAAGCATGGATTTTTATAAGTGGTGCTTGGCAATCTCTTGCTAATTATGTTACTGCTAATGGAACAGGCAACGGGATTAATTTTGGTGATACTTTACCTGCATCAGCAAATGTTGGTGAATTATATAGAAAAACTGGCACCTATGCAGGATTGTACATTTACGATAATGCTTGGTATACGATTCCCCAGTATACAGGTAATACCGGGACTGCAAGAATTAAGACAGTTTCAACTTTACCTGCAGATGTAACAAATTACAACGGCGGCGATTTAGTTATTGCTAGTAATACTACATATATTTTAAAAGCAGATAAATCTCAATGGCAAATCTTTTCGCCGGGTGCAAATACAACAGCAACTAGTATTGTATTAAATGCAGCACAGGTAGGCACTCGGGAATTAGCTAACGCATCTTTAACTTTAAATAAATTTATAGCTAACACTATAACAGCAAGTATTTTAGTAGCAAATACAATAACTGCTAGAGAAATTGCAGATAATGCGATTGGTTCGCTTGAGCTTTCAGATAATGCAATTACATCTACTAAGATTCAAGCAGGTGCTATCACAGGAAGAGAAATTGCAGCAAATTCAATTTCAGGAAGTAAGCTTAATCCTGGGTCTATAACATCTAGAGAATTGTCAACAGTTTCAATTAATGCAACTGCTATTTCAGCAAATGCTTTATCAGATATTTCTCAAAATGCAGGAACAATATCATCTGGGGTTATAAGATCTACAGATGGTAAATTTATAATTGATTTAAATAGTAAATTTTTAAGAATAGAACTTTAATGACTACTAATGTTTTATGGGCAGGTAATGTTGCAGGTGCTCCAGTAGTATCTATATTTAATAATCCGGATGAGCTTCAAGGAAATAATTATCCGGTATATAACAGATTTGATGCGTTAGACAGAATATATTTAGATAGCAGATTTGATTATTTAAATATAAAATGGACTGCAGATTTTACATATAAGTATGCAAATGTTATAATAGGTGCAGATGGACAAAATATAGCAACTGTTGCATATCATAACTTTAACGATCCGCCAGCTGCAATTTTAATAGATACAGATACCAGAGAAATTATTGCAAATAATAATTATTTGCAATTCGTAGGAACATCATATAGAGCAGCATCATTTTTAATAGATTCCAGTAAGTTTTATATTCAAGAAAGTTATTACACAAAAGATGCTCCTTTGCCTTCTATAACAAGAAGATATACTATATTGGCATTTAATAAATCTGCACAGGGATCATAATGGCAAATGTATATTTACTAAATTTATCTGCGGATTTAATTACATTGGGCAATGTATTTGATTCTTCAAAATCTTATATAGTTAAAGATACATTACAACCTGAAATAGGAAGTTTTTCTTTTACTAAAATTTCCAAGCCTACATCTCTTAGAGTATATCAAGAATCTGATACTGGAATTTTATATAATGCATATACGGATTTAGCAAAAAGACAAGCATTGGGTCCAAAACCACCAATAACAGGACCGTTTATTGAAAACTATTCTATTAATGGTACTACAAAAACTGATGATTTCGTCAATCTTTTATTGATAGATAAACCGCCAGTAAGAACAGGATTTTTTAAATTTGATATTAATGGCACTTCTTTTGCAGGCATAATTAGACAGCTTACAAATTATACTCACTATGATTGGGAAAAATCTGGAAGCACTTATAATTATGTAACAAAATCTGAAACATTGGGATATGCAATAGAGATTAGTAAAAATGTATTATATATTGCGTCTGCTAATGCAGATGGATCCTATACATATGTACCAACTAATTTAAACTTATTTTTAAGAAAATTAGTGGGAGGAGAAAATATCTCATCTGTTGCATCTATAGATAATCCAAATTCATATTTAAATAGTGTACCTGGAGCTAACACTAAAATATCAGGATCATTACCTGCTAGTGTATTTTATATTACTCCTGAATATGCTTTGAGATATATTGCAAGTTATACAGATTTAATTGCTTCTTTAGGTGCCGATTATGTTAAAGGTCAACAGCATTATGCAACATATGGTGCAGTTCAAGGAAAAATTATATCTTTCAATCCTATTGCATATTTGAATAAGTATTCAGATTTAAGACAAACATATGGATATGATACATACAATGCAACTATACATTATATAACTACAGGATATTACGAAGGTAGAACACTAGATAATGCAAGTATATATAATCCTTTAACAGGAGGATTATACGATGGACGTTCAACATCTGCATTAAATGCTAATACTATAATTTGGCCTATCGGTTCTACTTTAAAGGGAAAAGGAAAAGGATTGTCATACAAATATAACAGTATAACATATGATATAAATTCTTCTATAGATTATATAAGTAACGTATCTTACTTACGAGTGCAATAATGGGAATATCGTTAAATAAAAATAATGCTTTTACTATTACTGATAGAAACGGTAATACTAAATTTTCTTTAGATAAAAGAATGCCTCACATAATAGGCAACTTTACTGGAGGAGCATATGTCAATCAAATTTATACGGCGGATGTTCCTTATACTACAGCTATTATAGATAGAACAGACGTAATAGCAACTTTAACAAGCTCGTATATAACAAATAACGATGATAGTTTTATACTGCCTTTTTATAATATATCTGGGGGATTTGCAGATACCAATAGTAAAATTGTATCTGGTATAGGATCAACATTAGTCAGAAAAATTATACAGCCGACTACAAAAGAATTTTTAGGAAGTTCTATATTAGATATTATAATAGATAACGGAACATTAAAACTTGTTTGTAATCAACATCTAGATAAAACAGGATTTAATAATATAGACGGAGATGTAGCAGTATACATTTCATATAGAATATATTACGGAAGATTTAAATAAGGAATTAAAATGGGCGGATTTAATTTACCAATAGCAATGTTAGTGGCAATGCAACGAAACCTTGTTAATCAAACAAAAAATTTACCACTTCAACTTGCCCCGATAGTAGCGAATCCCACTTCATCTTCGCAAGTACCGATTCTCGCAAATGTTTCTACGCAATTACAGACTATTGCAAATGTTACGACACAAATACAAAATATTACTAACGTAGCAGCAAGGATAGTTACTTTTGCAACAAACGATAATTCTAATTCAATTATTAGATCAAGTGGCGAAGCAAATTTAGTGCATGGTACAAAACCTAGAGCAAATACAGTAGGAACAAATGGGCAGATGTGGTATCACCCTGACGGCAATCTTTATGTTTGTGTTGATGCATATACTGCAAATTCATACTATAGATGGCAACGTGTTCAATTAGTCAACCTATAAGAATAAAAATGTCAACAACAAAAAATTTAACTATAGATCAAGGTTCAGTATTTTATGCCAATCTACAATATGTAGATAGTAGTAAAAATCCTATTTCTTTATCAGGTTATACATTAGCAAGTCAAATAAGAAAATCATATTATTCTGCAAATGCTGCAAGTTTTACCACTACAGTAATTGATGCTGCCAACGGCAAACTTCAATTATCATTTACATCCACACAGACAGGATTAATTAAACCCGGTAGATATGTTTATGATGTAGAGGCTACTTCGGGAGCTAGTACTGTTAGAATATTCGAAGGTGATGTTACAATTACTCCAGGCGTTACAGGAAATACGTATGGTACAATTTTTGTATCTACTGAAGCCATTAGAGGACTTACTGGTAATACGGGACCTTCGTCAAATTCTTTAGTTAGCGGCAACATTATAATATCTTTAGATAGAACAGGCAATTTAATTTTATCAAATAATAGTCGTATTAACACATCATACGGCGGTTTAGATCTAATAGCTAATCCGGGCGGTTTTGTGGAAATGGTAGATAGTAAAGGCAATACTTACATATACATACAAGATGAACTTGCTGGCATTGTTACAAAAAAATCGAACGGTAATTTCAACATATGGGAATTTACTAAAACAGGTAATTTAAATTTACCTAGTGGCGGTTATATTGGTGATGCATATGGCGATCCAACCTCACCTTGGTTTGTTCCTCCCTCAAATCATCCAGGTGGTCTTGCTAGTGCTGACGGACAGCAATATGTACAGATATGTAATGATAACAGTATATACATTGGTACTAGTTATCCGTCACCTGGGTATGAATGGGAGTTTAGACGAAACGGCAGTATCAAATTTCCCGATGGTTCGACTCAATCTGGCGGAGCCTTACCGCTGGCAAATCTTAAGGCAATAGTGGCAAG